AGGTGCCGGAGCTGGTGTAGGTGCCGGAGCTGGAGCAGGGGCTGGTGCCGGAGCTGGAGCAGGGGCTGGTGCGGCGTTGTAAAACGGGTTGGGTATCCTTGTGGGCGTACCCAAGATGTTGACGGTAATGTATTTGTCGGCTGTGTTGTTCGGCTGGCCGGATGGAGCCGGAGCCGGAGCCGGAGCCGTACCAGCACCTGCTTGCCGCCGCCGTAACGCCTCCTCTTCGGGGGAGAGATAGAAGGGAGGAATTTCTATATCTAAACCAGCTATGCCACCAAACCCATTCATTACGTAATCTCCAGTATGCTTGCTACGACATGCAGTCGGTCGGCTGTAGCTGCGGTTACCTTCAATATCTCCCCTGCCTGAACGACAAGAGGGGCGCTGAGTAGTTCAAAAGTGGTATTAGCGCCAATGGCTTTTGTTTTGAATAGGCTAAAGACTGCGCTGGAAGTATTAGTAAGGGTCACCGTTATCGTATCGGCGTTACCAGAATCCTCAGAGACTAATATGGACTTCACTATCCCCGTAGTTAACGCCGCACAAGTGTACAGCGTAGTGACACTAGTCCCAGTTAAATCTACTTTAGCGTTAACGTAAGTATTAGCCATTAGCTTATAAACCAGCTTGTAGCTTCAGCTTGATTGATGAGTTTATCGTTACGAAAAGCTTGGTCTACTTGGTTAAAATACAACCTAAATATATTATTTATTCTATTAAAATAGGCTTGGTCGTACTCCATAGGAGGAAGCGGTAGAGCTGGTGCTTTAAAGATTACATTATATTCTGTGTTATCTACTGCCATTACCGCCTCCCATCTGCACGAATATCAATTCTGGGGGAACCTAACTGCCAGATAACTCCTGTACCCGAAGACGCTATCTTTAGGGACATCTGTCTGGCCCTGATTCTTATATCTAAACGGTCTGTGTACTTTTCTACAGGAACCGTTGCAGACCTTGTAATTGCACCGCTATCACTACCACCTTGGGAGGTAGGATCACTAATACCTGAACCTGAACTATTGTAGGGGATCAAGCTTAGAGTAGCACTGGGGTTATCTGCGGTAGACCCATCAAAAGTAATGTCCGGTACAACACGATTCACAAAAGCAAACCTGTCACCATCATCTATATCAAATTGAGCGGAAGCTATGTTAGCGGATATAGCCGCAGAAGTAGTTGTCTCGTTATCATCCACTCCATTTTCATGCTCTACTAGGTTGTTACTGTAGGTGGCGGCTAGAGGAAAATCCTGTAGCCCTGAATCTAGCCACGCGGTTCTCGTTAGTGTGCCGTAGTACCATATATCCTGTTGGTAGTTGTACACTATGTACTTATCAATCGTAGTACTACTGGCAGAGCAATAGAACCACCATATTTCATGGAAAGATTCTACAGTTCCAGCAAATACCTGAGCCATTTGAGAGATATTAATATCATTAAACACATGCCGCCGGAGATCACACCGTAATTGCCGGATTCCACCATCATAGCTATAAAATTTATCGTTACCCATCCAATAGGAAACCCCATCGGCATAACCTACGGCATTTTGGGACGCAATAGAAGTATGTTGCCCAACCAGTTGAGAACTCCAAACTATAGGTGCCCCAACATACTGAAGGGCGTACAAGGAAGAATCTGTCCACACCAGTATTTCTTGCCGTGCTTGACCAGCGGTTATAATAGAACTCCCTTGTGAAAGCCGTAAGCTTCCTGCTTGATTAGTTGCTGCAGGAGTCCAATTAATAACACTTTCTTGATCTGACCACCGAATAAGCAAAGGATCTTGTACTGTCGTGTTTATTGCATTTGCCCCAAAACAGAATACAAAACGACTAACATCTGAAACAAGCACAGTATTTGTGACTGTCGGTACATCAGATGCGCTGCTTAAACTAGGTGCTAAAACTCCTCTAGTACTAGTGCCTGTAGAAGAATCCCAGTAATACATCGCTCCCCCACGAGAGGCGAATACAAGGTCTTCGCCAAATGCAGACTGACTCCACAGACGTAAAGACGAAGCTGTAGCAGCACCTATACCCCAAGTACCACCGCCCCACGTACCACCACTCCAACCTATAATCGGTACTGCTATGTCATATCCGGTATTAATCTGGTATGCACCAACAACAGAACTTCCGCCATTACCACTATCACTGGAATCTGCAGTAACCGTATCGCCATCTGTATCTTTTGCTGTAATAGTGTAAGCGTTTGTACTAGTGACGTAAGATATTTGGTACTCTTGGTTCAATACCGCTGCAATAATATTGCCCCCAAGACTAGCTGCGCCAGAAAAGGTAACAAAATCATTTATTAAGGCCCCATGACCTGTATCCGTTATAGTAATAGTAGATGACCCATTGGTAGCAGCAAACGTTACATCTCCTGCAGAAGTAGTAGCTCTAAGGGGGGTAACATCGTAATAAGCCCCACCTTGGCTTATGTAGAACTTTAAATGTGTACCTACCCCTAAATAGTTTGCCCCACCAAGAGTTACCCAATTAAAAAGTGACCTACATATACCCAAGAACGTGTTATTTGATATACGTGTCCAACCACCAATACGTTCTGCAAACCCCTGTCTGAACCGCACTTTGTCGCATTCATACCAAGAGTTCTCATTACTATAACTAGTTTTCTCCCGATTGACTCCGGGACTTAGACTTAGTTTTTGCAAAGTCATTTTAGTCTCCTATTGCTAGGACTCGTTCCGATAATCTTTCAGCGCGTTCAGGTGTCTGACTTGCCCATCTTGAGTCGAGCATCTCCAGTGCGGCCCTTTGCCACTGGTAGTCTTCGATAGCCACTTTAAGATTCTTGAACTTGCTCAACCCCCTCTGCCCAAGCTGAAAACACATGTTCGTTAAAACATGCTGCAGTTCTTGAGGAAGTTCCTCCCAATTGTCATAAATCTTCTCACATCCATCAATCGCAATCTGGACATCCCCTTGGAAGAGTTCGTAGCACCTATCCTCTGAGATGCGCTGGTCATCGGCAACATCAGCACCAATCCCATAAACGTGAAGGTCATTTTCTACATCCGTGCCAAGAACCTTATGGCCGATGCCCACAGTTTTGTGGTGTTCACTACACAAATAAGCATGAAGCACCTTGCCTTCATCGGCACATATTTCTTCATATACATCTTTAACATCAACTGTCATATCATCTCCCGTTATTCTGGGTGTATGCCTGAGCACCAAACCAAACACTTATTAAGCCGCTGACACTGACGAAGTATATGCTCGACATATCTCCTAAAATAGAGGCGGCTTTGTCCAACCCTAGAAGGTCACTTACTACCACAAGTGAGGGATACAGTAACATCCCTGATAGCGCCAACCAGCACATATTTCGCTGGGCATCCGCCTTTTCATGTGTCACCTCTAGTTGCTGTAATCGTGCAGTTGTTTCAAGCTCCTCATCTGAAACTATACCATCCCCATCAGCATCGTATTTTGCGTATTCGGAGTCTGGCTGCAATTGCTTGGGACTCATATCTCCCTCTTAGCTTTTCCCATCTTCACATAATTCTTCACAAAATGATCTTGTATGTAACTTTTTGGCTCACCGAATCTAAGTAGCTTGTTGTGTCGTCGCATCAGCGGAGGAATCATTGGAACCATATCCTTTCCATGTCGATACTGGGTGACCAGTATTTGATCCAAAATCTTCAGTCGTCCACATCTAGGAGCGCCGAATGTCACTATCTGTGCAGGGGGTATCTCATCCCTTACCATTAACGCTCCAAGGATAAGCGCCACTGCACCTCCCAGACTATGCCCCGTTAGCTCTATTTTCTTGTAGTCAATGTCCTGCTCCAGACACGTTGAGGTCACTTTGTTCACAAGCCTTCTGCTGGCTTTGAGAAACCCCGCCGGACACCATCCTAGCTCTCTAGTCCAGAGCGGGAAAATGCGGATGTCTCGTATTGCGTCCTTGGGTTCATCAGTACCCCTGAAGGCGAACACGTTCCCCTTTACCAGCACCTCAATATTAGCCTCTTCAAAGGTGCTTTTTTTGTAGCTTTCTCCGCAAATCCGGGCCAGTCTCTGATGACTAATCATCGTCACTCCTAGGCCAAAGTCTAATGCCCAACCTTTGACGGTCAACATCATCTTGTGCCAATTGTTCAGTTGTTTTTCCACAATCTCGATGTGTATTGTCACGCTTGATACTAAAGGCTCCGTCTACGAAAGGGATTCCACTGGGGATTTCAAAGGACAGGGTGCGAGTTGAGCACTCAGGAACTGTCCCGCAAGATGTAAGGAGTAGGACGGGGATGAAAAGTAAGTATTTCATAAAACTATGTTTCGTCCTCAAAATAATTAGAGATATTTAGCTAAAAAAACAGAGGCCAGAATAAACGGGTACACTCCCCAAATAGACATTTCCATACGATCCATTCTCTGGGAGCCACGCTCTAGCCGTCCTTCAATGGCCTTGAAGCGAAGCGCACACTCTTTCTCATGCACTCCAAGCTTAGTAACTTCATCAACCATAAGTACTACTCTTTCGCTTTGCCAACATTGATCGCTAAGAGTTCAATTATCTTATAAGCCTTTGCGCCCATTGAACCGCCTTTGGGCGTAGGAGTTACCGCAGCAATTGCACTACATGATGCAACTAAAGCCGTGAGAATATTTATGATTTCTATGAGCTGATCCATATTGATGTCCTATTATTCAGTGTCGTTGAGGGGGTTTTCAAGTATCGTC